GGGTTTTTACAGATAAGTCCATATCTTTTTTGAATGTCCAAGGCTCGTGCGCCATCAGCCATGATTGTTCGGATAGATGCTATCTCCGAGTAGATTGGGCCTTGGCTTTCTGCTAGTAGACTGGTTGCCCAAGTTGCTGAGTAGATTTTGGGGTCTGTTAATTCTTTTACAGAGCCGAAATATCTTTGACCTTTGTAGAATAAACTGGAAGGTTTTCGGACCCATTGCGATTTAGACAAGTCGCTGTGGTTTGGCACTAATATTTTACTGCAAAATTCTGTGTCGTAAGGTCCTGTGATTTTGAAATCTAAGACTTGTCCTAGGCCTATGGTTTGTTCTTTTTTAGATGAAGCGTAGACTTTCTTTATAGCATACGAAACGGAGTTAACATGTTTTCTAGACACCCATAAAGCAGCGTCGTCTCCTTGCCCAATTAGTACATATTGTGATTCATCAATGCCTGCGAGCCACATAGTGTATTTCAAACTTTGAATCACGGCAGGGGTGTTGTGCAGTGTGGTCAAATAACTGCTACCACTAAAGACTGTTCCTCTTATTTTTACATAACCGAAGTTCTTTCCTCCATTACTCTTAATGTTAATCTTGGCTGTATGGTTATGGATAATAGAGTAGATGTCTTTAATGAGTCTGTGTGGGTTAACAGCGCCAGCGTTGATTAATTCTGTGAAAATTTCTGGTTTATATTCATCCCACAGAGAGACTGTTATTGCATCGATTAGAGTAGAATGCTGGTGGCTGTCGTGTGAAGCTCCGTCGAGAGAGAAACAGACCGGGTCTTCAAGCAATGCTATTTTCTTTCCGATCCTTTCCCACAAGGTTACGCTGTCCATACCGTGGATGAACTCTGGCATGTTCCTCTTGCAGATCTGAAAGATGACATGTTGCACCCATGTTATTACTCCGCACAGAGCTTGTGTTTGAGCCATGATCGGTCTAGCTCTGTCATTGACGTTTTTGATGACGTTTCCTGCTCTATCAGGTTCGTAAGCGAAGTACATCTCGAGATTTTTTACTTGCAAATCAAACTCGTTTTTGAAGTATTTGTCTGGGTACTGATCTGTAAGCTGATGTTTTATTTCTTTTCTGTACTTTTCGGCTTTCATTTTGCTCCAGTCATGATCTTTGATCCATTCTTTTATTGTCTTGTGGTCAAATGATCGATCCCAGGTAGCTATCTCGTTTTTCCACATCTTCTTCAATTGGGCAATATGTTCGTGATCGGGGATTACACCGGTGGCTAATTGTCTATCGAATAAAGCCATGAGAATGCTTACGATGGATCTAGAATCATGACAATGCATTTTCCCCAGAGCGCCATTCTTTATTATCTGGAAGGAGGCGATTGGTGGTTCAGGAGAGTGTTTTGGTTTGTAGTTTTCGTAATGATCTAAGAGCTTGGTGTAGTTTATTTTGTCTTTTATCAAGTTTTTATTGGCTACTAATGTCTTGTACACCTTTTCTACCCTATATGAATTATCGCTTCCTCTTTCAAAATCATTGGCTTGTAAGACTTTAATGAGCTCCACTGGAACTGGTTTGTCAAGGAAAGTTTTGTGTTGTTCTGGTTGGTG